ATTATCTCTGCAAATATTGGAACTAATTTATTTGCAGATGGTGACCATACATTAACGGTTGTAGGAGATGGGACGGGGGTAGTTGCTGTTGCGAATATTATGTCAGGTAATGTTTTAAAAGTAACTTCTACTTCTTTTGGTTCTAACTATTCTGTTGCAAATATCACCTCTAATTTAGGTAACGCTGTAGTAGAGCCTATCATTGCACCTCCAGATGGTCATGGTTATAACTCAATTGATGAATGTGGAGCTGTTTATTCGATGGTCAATGTTCGATTCGAACAAACTGATGCACCAATAGTTCCGGTAGATGGATTTAAGTTTAGACAAGTGGGATTGTTAAAAGATCCTTTCTTATATGGAACAACTAAAATTCCTACTGAAACAGGAAACGCTTTACTTCGTGCCTATTCAAATATAACTATCGCATCATCAATTACTAATCCAGGATTAGTTGTTTCTGGCGCAATTCTTCGAGGTGATACATCTGGTGCAAATGCAACAGTTGTGAGCTATACAGGTAATGTTGTTAACTATGTTAAATCAAGAACCACATCAGCAAATATATTAGCAAATTATAAATCGTTTATCTCCGGCGAAACAGTTTATATTGGTGCAAGTTCAATTGGAACAATTTTTGCTCTTGGAAATGCAACAGTTCATCCTAAGTCGGGTGAAATTATCTATATAGATAATAGAAATGTAATTACCAGAGCGACTGACCAAGTCGAAGATGTATATGTTGTTCTAGAATTTTAAAGAGTAAACATGGCTATTAATTTAAATGTAAATCCATATTATGATGACTATGATGAGGACAAGGGCTTTCATCGTATTCTGTTCAAACCTGGTGTGGCGGTGCAGGCGCGTGAACTTACGCAATTGCAAACCATCATGCAAAAGCAGGTCGAACGAATGGGCAAGCATTTCTTCGAAGAAGGTGCAATGGTCATTCCGGGACAGATTGCAATTGATACCAATGTTCGAGCAGTTAAATTAACCACCGCGAGTGTAGGCCCCACTAATCTCGCAACTTTATTCGATGGACAAAACAAGGTCATTGAGGGTCTTACAACGGGAGTGGAGGCTTTAGTTCTTCTGGGTATTAACGCCGAGGGAGATGATGCACCTACACTGATAGTCAGATTTACTAAGAATGGAACAGACTTTACAACAAGTGAATTTGCAGCGAATGAGAATGTAAGAATTAAATCGACCGCAACATCTTTTCAAGTAAACGAAACATCAACTAATCCTATTACAAAAAGCTCTATCGCATCCATTCAAGAGGGTGTCTATTTTGCAGCAAAAAGTTTTGTTAAAGTATTAGCACAAACGATTACTTTAGAAAAATATAGCAATACACCTTCTTTTAGAGTGGGTCTTTCGATTTCTGAAGAAATCGTAACAGAAGTTGATGATTCTACTCTTTACGACAACGCTTTAGGTTATCCCAACGAATCTGCACCCGGTGCAGATCGTTACAAAATTGGTTTGATTCTGTCAAAGTTAAGTTTAACATCTGAATTAGATCAAGACTTTTTTGAATTGGCACGAATAGAAAACGGCATCATTCTTAAATCTATCAATAAGACACAATACTCTATTCTTGAAAGGACTCTCGCAAGACGAACCTTTGATGAATCGGGTAACTATACTGTAAATCCTTTTAGAATTCAAGTTCGTGAGCACAGAAATAATAATCGAGGAGCTTGGGCTGCCAGCACAGCTTATTTACAAGGTGATGTGGTATCTTACAATTCAAATACCTATGTTGCTTTAAGTTCTGCGACTTCGTCGGCAAGTCCTCCCACACACGGATTTGGAGAAGCGACAGCAGGAGTTACATGGCTCTACACAGATCGCCCTCTCTATAATTTAGGTGTATATACTCCCACCCAGGGAGGTGACTCGACAAAACTTGCAGTTGGTATTGAACCAGGTAAGGCCTATATCAATGGATATGAGGTCGAAAAAATTGCAACACAATATGTACCTGTTCCTAAGGCAAGAGATTATCGTTCAGTTTCGGCTGAACAATTAACTACAACGATTGGTAATCATGTTCTAGTAAGTAATGTTTATATTAATACAGCTTCTGGATTTGACATTGCTTCATTTAGTACAGTTAATCTGTATGACCAAATTACAAGCACGGCAGGTACTGCAGCAGGTACAAAAGTAGGAACTGCCTCGGTAAGGGCTATGTATTATCATAGCGGCAATGCTAGCTTAACAAACTCAATTTTTAAACTTTCCTTATTCAATATTAACATGAATGAAGGAAAGACTATTGAAAGAAATGTTAAGCAATTTTCAAATACCAATGTTACAATTGATATAGCGGGATTTAATAGCGACTATCCGCAACTTCCTGGAACTATTTCTGTTAGTACAACAACGGTTACGGGTCAGGGCACTACATTTACATCTGATGTTGTTGCGGGTGACTATATCTACATTGACTCAACAAAAGAACTTCTGCGAGTTTCATCTGTCACGAATGATTATAGTTTAACTCTTGCAACTTCTGGAACAACCGCCACTGCGTCAAGATATTATCGCGCTCAAATGCCGTTGAAAGAGCCAGAAAATACCCCCGCTCTATTTGAATTCCCACAAAGCGCCGTTAAGAGTACATCTAGTCCCACTTATTACACTCTGAAACCTTTGTATAATTCGACAAATGGATCAGGTCAGTTTATTGCAACCAATAATAACTTTAACACAGCATCTACATTAGGTGACTTTGTTATTATTAATCGCAATACGGGCAGGACATATGCAGGCACCTCTATTACAGTTAATCCCACATCGATTACAATTAGCGGATTAACAAACAGTGAAAATTACACTGTTCTTGCACCTATTGCAGAAACAACTACAGCCAGAACAAAAACAGCTACAACTGTATCTAAACTTATCACAAATGCGAATGTATATAGTGCAACAGAAATTCTTTTAGATTACTCTGATGTATATGAGGTAAACTCTGTTAAGATGATTACCGGAACGGGGAATGTAGATATTTCCGAATGGTTTGATTTTGACAATGGACAAAGATCGACACATTATGGAATTTCTAAACTAATTAGAAAATCTGAATACGGTGCCCCCACTTCGAGTATTAGAATTGATTATCGTTACTTCGCTCACTCGGGTGGAGGAACATTCTTTGATGTAACTTCTTATTCTGGCATTCCCTACGAAAAGATACCTGTATTTTATGGTGACAATATTGTAGTGAGATTATCTGATGTACTTGACTTTAGGCCTGTTGCCAACGCAAGTATTACTAATACAACATCTTTCTTAACATCTTATCTGCCTCATAGAACTTACAGAACAACGATTAGTTATGACCACTATCTGCCGAGAACAGATAAAGTGTCGATTGATCTAAGAGGTAATATATTTAGCACACAGGGTGCTTCTGCTGTCATTCCTCAAGATCCTGCAAATCCCTCTTCAGGAATGACACTTTATAAATTAAATCTTTCTCCTTACACTCTTGATACTCGCCCCCCATCTGTGACTTATGATTACATTGATAACAAGCGTTATACAATGCGTGACATTGGCGAACTCGAAAGACGAATCGAAAATGTAGAATATTACACTGCGTTGTCGTTACTCGAGCAAGATACCTCTGCAATGTCTATTCGTGACTCGTTGGGATTAGAGAGATTTAAAAACGGATTTATTGTAGACAATTTTGAAGGTCATGGTGTAGGGGATGTTAATTCAACTGATTACAAATGCTCCATCAACATGGAGAATAATGAATTACGTCCTTTCTATACAATGGACAATATTAACTTAGTTGAAAAAGATCCTTCTACTCGTTCAACTAATAAGTATCAGGTTAGTGGTGATCTTGTTACGCTAAAATATTCTGACACTGTTTTAGTTAATCAAAGCTATGCCTCTCGAGTTGAGAATGTAAATCCTTTCGCTGTAGCATCGTTTAATGGTCGTGTTTCGATTAATCCGCCTTCAGATGAATGGTTTGAGACAGAAGTCAGACCAGAAATTGTTATTAATGAGGAAGGCAACTTTGATGCTATCACAACAGCTTTGCAATCATCGGGTGCTTTAGGAACTATTTGGAATGCATGGCAAACACAGTGGACAGGTACACCTGTTACAACAGGCACTCGCACCGAGACAGCAGTTTTACAAAGAGGCATCGGAACAGACTTTGACCAAAGATTTGGTGCACGGCAAACAGAACCCTGGGCAGGCCCTCAAGGAAATAATGGTGTAGGTGTTCGTTCTGTAACTTTGCAAAGTCAATTATTTGAAGTTGGAAGAGCACGCACAGGCGTTAGAACAAATGTTGTCTCTCGCATTGACCGCAGAGTGATTGACGACCGTGTTGTTTCAACTGCAACGATTCCTTTCATGCGCTCGCGTAGAATCGCCTTTGTGGGTAGAAACTTTAAACCCAACACACGCATATTTTCATTCTTCGATGAGATTGATGTATCTTCCTATATCACACCCGCATCGAATGTAGCAGTAACTCCAGGATTTGGAACCTTTAATGCAGAAACTTCTGCAGAGATTTATGGTGAGGAAAGTGAGCGCAATCCCAGAAGAGTAAATGGTAATGCAGAAGCTGCCTTTAATAAGGGAGATATTGTTTATGTGTCATATCGTTCAAGCACATCTTATGCATTAACTAATTCTCCAGGCACTGCAGTATTGGGATTTTATGGTGCAGGCAATGTAATGTACCTGCACAATATTCAAGGAAACTTTTTAAGTTCGGATACTGTCACAGGTTCGATTTCTGGAGCAAACGCTACATTATTGGCAGCAGTTACCGCACAGACACAAGGTGCTAACTTAGTTACAAACAGTAATGGTGATGTGGTTGGAGTGTTTAATTTACCTAATACATCTGCTCTCAGATTTAGAACAGGCACACGCGAATTAGTTTTAACAGACAGTGCTTTAAATAGCAGAATTCTTGCAAACACTCAAGGTCGTGTATCTTATAGCGCCACGGGAACTTTACAAACTCGCCAAGCTACTGTAGCTGCAACTCGAAATGCGGATGTGGTTCGTGAAGTAGTGAGAGAGACGGATTCTATTACACAATCTTCGGAAAATATTACCAATGACACAGGTTGGTATGATCCTCTTGCACAAACTTTCCTTATCGATGTGAAGAGTGGCTGTTTCTTAACCAAGGTAGATATTTTCTTCCAAAGTAAAGATGCATCACTTCCTGTCACTCTTGAAATTAGAAATACAGTGAATGGATATCCCGGAAAGAGAATTTTACCTTTCTCGAGCGTGACATTAATGCCCGAGCAGGTGTCAACATCATCCGATGCAACCGTTGCAACTTCATTTACCTTCAAGAGTCCTGTTTATGTTGAAGAAAATGGAGAATACTGTATTGTCCTGCTCAGCGATTCAACTGAATACAAAGTTTGGATATCGCAATTGGGTGATGAGGCGGTTGGTTCCGATAGAAGAATTTCACAACAACCCTATGCTGGTGTACTGTTCAAATCTCAGAATGCATCTACATGGACGGCAGATCAACTACAAGATCTCAAATTTAAACTTTATCGTGCAAGTTTTGATACATCAGGTGTAGGAACTTTCTCTCTTGTTAACGAATCTGTTCCTTCAAGAAATCTTCCATTTAATGCTCTGCAATTCAAATCTAGTTCTCGTATCGTCACAGTTCTTCATCCTTCTCATGGAATGGCGAGTGGGTCGAATGTTACCTTATCAGGATTTGATGGAGGATACAATATACCCGCCGCGAATATTAACGCCACACATACCATTGGTAATGTGTTAACCGACACATACACGATAACCGTTGGCAATACAGCCACCAGTACAGTAACCGTGGGATCTGGAAACATTAAGGCAACGGAAGATTTGGTGTTTAATGTAATGCAACCCATCGTTGAGTTTAGAAACTTTACAGGGACTGACGTAACATTTAGAGCAAATACATCTCCTGCAACTTTCTTCTCATCTCGTGGTAACACACCTGTGACCGTTCTGGCGAATGAAAATAATTATTTCAGTTCACCACAGGCGATTAAATCAACTGTAAACGAAACCTCCACTTCGGGAACAGGAAGAAAGTCATTTGAACTGGTTGCTCACATGACTTCAACGGTTGACAATCTTTCGCCTGTGATTGATTTAAATAGATCATCTCTAATTACTGTTAGCAATAAGATCGATAACACAGCAGCGAATGTGACTTATTTTGTGCATGATGAAAATACACTTTTGTCATCTAATGTGAGTATTCGTTTTTCGGGCAATGCAATTAGCACAATAGAAGGCAACGCGGCAAATGTTCTTGGAAGAATGTCTGTAGGTAAAACTCTTTACATTAGCGGCGCATCTAACGCTGCAAACAATGGAAACATTGTGATTGCAAAAGTTACCAATGTAAGTGGTGTTGCAAATGTGGAGACATTCACAACCTTTGTAACAGAGGCCCCAGGATCAAGCGTTACACTAATTCAAAGAGAAAGATTTGTGGATGAAAGGGCCTATATTGGTGGATCGTCTGTCTCGAAATATGTAACTCGACAAATTAATCTTGCTAAACCTTCAACATTCCTTCGAGTTATGTTTGCCGCGAATGTTCCAAAAGAAGGTGAGATAGATGTTTATTATAGAACACTTGCAGTGGGGGCTACAGAAAGTTTATCTACACAAAACTATCGTCTGTTGCAACCACAAGCGAGTATTATAAAGACAGAGGATCCCGCTGCTTTCTCTGATGTAACATATGAAATTGATGACTTACCTCAGTTTACTGCATTAACAGTGAAACTGGTATTTAGATCAACCAATAGTAGCCAAGTGCCTTCGATTAAAGATTTGAGGATAGTCGCATGTCCCTAATTCGTGTTAAGGATAATCCTCATTTAGCGCGCGATGAACACTCAAAGGCAATTTTGAACACCGACACTAAGGGTTATGAGAGTTATATAAACACTCGTGATAGAATGAAAAGGCAACAAGAATTAATGTTAAATAATACTAAAGAAATACAAAGTTTAAAAGAAGATGTTTCAGAGATAAAAAATCTTCTTGAGCAGTTAGTTATTAAACTTCAGGGTAGAGAATAATGCCTATTACCGTCAATACAACAGATACTTTTGAACAGTGGCGTCTAAAGACAAACGATGTTGCTTCGGGGCTCGAAACGAATGTTACCTCTGTTTACTCTGCGTTATCTTCAAATGTTAGTACATTAAATTCAAGTATAGCATCGGGAACTGCTAATGTTTTTGCAGGATTAACTTCAAATGTTAATACATTAAATTCAAGTATAGCATCAAATACAGCAGCAAGTTTTGCGGGATTAACTTCTAATGTTAATACCATAAATTCTAGCATTGCAGCAAATACAGCGGCAATTTTTGCGGGATTGACTTCAAATATTACCGTTATTAATAGCAGCATTTCATCAAACGCTTCAACTATTAATTCAAGTATAGTTGCGAATGTAAATACATTAACCAGTGCAATTAATAATAGATTGCAATTATCTGGCGGAACCATGACAGGGGCTATTACAACACCCAATGGTGCGGTGGGGATTAATATTGGAGATGATGCAAGACTTTCAGATAGAAATGCGGCAAACACACTTTTCCTCGAGGGTATACAAAATAATGATAGAGGTTATGTAAATTTTAGCACAACAGCAGGTAATGAACTAGGTTCTCTAAATGGCGGTGCCTTGACATGGAGAGGTGCAACAGTTCTTCATTCGTCTAATTACAATAGTTTTGCACCAACATTAACAGGTACAGGCGCTTCTGGGACTTGGGGTATTAACATTTCTGGTACAGCTACATACGCTACAAATCCTGGGAGTGGGGGGAATTTTATAACAAGTTCTAATTTTAGAAGTGCTTCTGGGTATGATTACCTTCAATATGTAAGTATGCCTAGTTATGTTGTTTATTATGTTAGGGGCGATGTATCGTACAGCTTAGGTGGATTGCCTGCAACAGGATCATGGGTAAACGTAAATTTAAGTGGAGTATTTGTTCTTCGACCCAATTTAGATATTGGAGGGGGATTAGAGGCGTCAGGATTGGTACAATATCTACTTCTATATACTAATTATAGTACGGTAGCTTCTCCTGGATATTATGTAGCAAGGAAAAATAATGGAGTCTGGATTGATGATGAGCTTATAGGAGGGCTTTCATACTTTACGCTTAATAAAGGTGAGTGGATTACTGAAATTGCTACATTAGTGGTTCCTACTGGTGATGGTGTCGGTGGTGGAGATGGAGGGGTTTTTTGATTGAAATCATTAGTATAAATGAAAACTTAGAACATGTTTTACAAAAAGCTAAAAGTAATCTAATATTAAAAGAATATACATTTCTTCCATCCACTGACGGAAGAACAAGTTTTGATATTAATTATAGAAATGCACATGTTGTTACACCTGAAGCTGAAGTTTTAGTTATAAAGAAAAAAATAAAAGAATTAGTTAAGGCATATGGAATTAATATTTTAAATATAACAGATAACGATTTTTATGTTGAAGATCATCAAGTTATGTGGTATGGAATAGGTGGAGGAATGCCAAATCATACTGACACCTATTCAGCATCAAATAACAAAGACATTTTAAGAAGAAAGATCACTTCTATTCTTTATCTTAATTCAGACTTTGAGGGTGGTGAAATAGAATTTGAAGAGTTTAATCTCAAACATAAACCCAAGCAAAATGATCTACTAATTTTTTCTTCAGATGTTTTACATAAGGTTTACCCCATAACTCGGG